CCGATCCGCAGCCGCTGCCGGTGCCGGGCGACGCCTCCGCCAGCTGGCAGTACTACCTCCGCACCTGGCGCCCCGGGAAGCCGCATCGGCACACCTGGGACGCGCTGTACGCGCAGGCCCTGGGCGCCGTCCGGGCGGTGGCCTGATGGACGGTGCGGATCCGAGCGTCGCCCCGTGGTGGGCGGCGGGCGGCGCGTTCGCGCTGTGGGCGACCCGCGAGATCTGGGGCGTCATCGTCAGCCGCCGTAAGGAGCGCGCCGAGACCGACGCCAACATCGACCTGCTGAACGGGCTGGTGGCGCGGGTGAAATCGCTGGAGGAAACCCAGGCCCGGGTGACCGAGCAGCTGGAAAGGGAAATCGCTCTGCGCCGCGCCGCTCAGGAGGAGGCCCACCGCCTGCGCATGCGCGTGCAGACGCTGGAATCCACCTTGCGCGGCATGGGCGCGGTCATCCCGCCAGAAGCGCCGCCGAACTGAGACGGGGTGCGAGATGAAGCGATTCGACTTCGCCGGCGTCGCCCGGCGGCTGAGCACTGCCCTGGGCGTGGTGTCGACCAGCGCCTCGGCCGGGCTTGGCGCCTACGCCCTGCAGCGCGACGGGGGCCAGCCGTGAACGGCTACGCGGACCTGATCAAGATCGGCCTGGCGCTGCTGCTGTGCGCCGGCGTGGCCCTGTGGGGCAGGAGCTGCGGCAAGGCGGCCGGGCTCGAGGATGGGCAGCAGGAGCGCGCCAGACTGGAGAAGGCGCTGGGCCGGGCCACCCTGGACTTGTCCACCTGCACCGCATCCGTGGGCCTGGCCAACAACATCGCCGATCAGGCAGCGGCCGAGGCCATCCGCCAGCAGCAGCTGGCCGAGCAGGCCGCGGCGCGCGCTGCCCAGGCGGAGAAGGCCGCCGCCACCCGCATCAAGAACCTGGAGGCCCAGCTGGCCAAGGCCCGGCAGAACCCGGAAGCCGCCGCGCAGCTGGATCTCGAGCTGCACCCGTCCATCCCACTGCTGTGAGCCTGGCCATGCGCCTGATCGCCGCCACCGCCGCTGCCCTGCTGCTGGCCGGCTGCCAGACCTGCCCGGAGCGCCCCCAGGTGCCCGAGGTGGTGAAGGTCCCGGTGCGCGTGACCGTCCCGGTGCCGACCGAGCTGAGCGCCCCGTGCCCGGTGGCGCGCGCCGAGTCCCGCACGGTCGGGGCTGTGGTCTCGGCCTACAACGCCAACGTGGAGCACCTGGAAGCCTGCAACCGCAAGCTGTCCGAGATCCGCGCACTGCCCACGGGAGATGTCACGCCATGAGCCGCGCCACCACCGCCTACGCCTCGGCCTACCAGCCGGACCGCGTGCACGTGGCCGCGTTCCGGCGCCGGCAGAAGGCGACGATCACCGCTGACTTCACCGCCGTGGTGCCGGAGGGCGCGAGCATCGCCTCGGCCACCTGGCGCACCACCGCGCCGTGGCCGCTGGTGATGGCGGACGCCGCGATCGACGGGCGCAAGACCAGCGTGGTGGCCGACTTCCAGCAGGCCGGCTGTGCCGGGCTCAAGGCCACCGTGACGCTGAGCGACGGCAGCATCCACAACCAGGTCTTCGCGTTCGAGGTCGTCGACTGCCCGTTCTTCGGGGAGCCGGTGGCGCCGGCGCAGGGCCCGCAAGAGCTGACGGTGACGGCATGAGCGCAGCACGCGAGCGCACGCCCGAGCTGGAGGACGAGATCCTCGCCCGGCTGTCCGAGGGTGAGCCCCTGCGCGCCATCCTGCGCAGTGACCCGGACCGGTTCCCGAGCAAGTCGGTGTTCTACGCCTGGATGGCCGGCGACGACGACCTCAAGGCTCGGTTCGAGCAGGCGCGGCTAGACGGCGCCGACGCCATCGCCGAGGAGACGCTGGCCATCGTCGACCAGGTGCCGGAGCGCATCCTCACCGAGAACGGCGACAAGGTGGACCCGGGGTTCGTGGCTTGGCAGAAGATGCGCGCCGAGCAGCGCCTCAAGCTCCTGGCGAAGTGGTTCCCGCAGCGCTACGGCGACAAGGTCGGCGTGGAGCACACCGGCCCCGGCGGCGGCCCGGTCCAGACCGTCACCCGCATCGAGCGGCGCATCGTCAAGGCCGAATGAGCGCGCTGCAGATCGACACGGCGGCCGTGTTCGAGCCGCTGCTGGCGCCTGCGCGATACAAGGGGGCGTACGGCGGCCGAGGCTCCGGCAAGTCCCACTTCTTCGCCGGCCTGGCCGTCGAGGACGCGATCACGTTCCCCGGCGACGCCGGCGAGGGCCTGCGGATGGTCTGCATCCGCGAGGTGCAGAAGTCGCTCAAGCACTCGGCGAAGTCCCTGATCGAGGCCAAGCTGGCCGAGTTCGGGCTGCGCGAGGCCGACGGCTTCAAGGTGTTCAACGAGGTGATCAAGACCCCNGGCGACGGGGTGATCATCTTCCAGGGCATGCAGGACCACACCGCCGACTCGATCAAGTCGTTGGAGGGCTTCCACCGCGCCTGGGTCGAGGAGGCGCAGAGCCTGTCCAGCACCTCGCTCGGCCTGCTGCGCCCGACCATCCGCTGGGAGGACGCCGGCCGCGGGCTGACGTCTGAGATGTGGTTCGGCTGGAACCCGCGGCGCAAGACGGACCCGGTCGACGTGCTGCTGCGCGGTGCCGAGCCGCCGACCGGCGCCGTGGTGGTCCGTGCGAACTGGTCGGACAACCCGTGGTTCCCGTCGGTGCTCGAGCAGGAACGGCTGGACTGCCTGCGCAGCATGCCCGACCAGTACGACCACATCTGGGAGGGCGGCTACGCCACGGCGGCCACCGGTGCCTACTTTGCCAAGGAGCTGGCAACGGCCAAGGCAGAGGGGCGCATCGGACGGGTCGCGGCCGACCCGCTGATGACCACCCGGGCCTACTGGGACATCGGCGGCACCGGCGCCAAGGCCGATGCGTGCGCGATCTGGATCGTCCAGTTCGTGGGCCGCGAGGTCCGGGTGCTGGACTACTACGAGGCCCAGGGCCAGCCGCTGGCGGCGCACGCCGCCTGGCTGCGGTCCCGGGGCTACGAGCGCGCCCAGTGCGTCCTTCCGCATGACGGCGCGGCCAACGACAAGGTGCACCAGGTGAGCTACCAGAGCGCGCTGCAGCAGGCCGGCTTCGACGTGCGGGTGATCCCGAACATGGGAGCCGGCGCCGCCAGCAAGCGCATCGAGGCGGTGCGCCGGCTGTTCCCGGCTATCTACTTCCACGAAACCACCACCGAGCCCGGGCGCGAGGCGCTGGGCTACTACCACGAGAAGCGCGACGACGCCCGGGGCATTGGCCTGGGCCCGGAGCACGACTGGTCGAGCCACGCTGCTGACGCCTTCGGCCTGATGGCCGTGGACCACGAACAGAACGGCCCGGACCGCAAGCCGGTCCGCCTCAACTTCACTTCCGAGTTCGCCTGATGGCCGAGAACAAGCCCGACAGCCCCGGCTTCGCAACCGAGCGCGAGGGCGTGAGCAAGGAAGAGCTGCACAAGGAGATGCTCCAGCGGCACAAGGCGTGCTGGGATTACTGGAAGCCGCAGTACGACGCCGCGCGCGAGGACGTGGAGTTCGCGTTCACTCCGGACAGCCAGTGGGACGCCTGGATGACCGAGACCCGCAAGGGTCGGCCGATGTACACGGTGAACCGCGTGCGCCAGGCGCTCAAGCAGATCACCAACGACCAGCGCCAGAACCGGCCGCAGGCGAAGGTGCGCGCGGCCGAGGGTGGCGACTCGGACCTGGCCGAGGTGCGGCAGGGCATCATCCGCAGCATCGACAGCCAGATCGACGCGCAGCGCGCCGTGGACACCGCGTTCCTGTTCGCGGTCGGCGGCGGCTACGGCGTGTGGCGGATCAACACCCGGTACGCCGACGACGGCGGGTTCGACCAGGTCATCGAGCGCGAGGAGATCGCCGACCCGTTCACCGTGGTGTTCGACCCGGCGGCCAAGAAGAAGGACCGCCGCGACGCCCGCTACGCCTTCGTCGACACCAAGTTCTCCCGCTCCGAGTTCAAGGCCCGCTGGCCGAACGCGAAGGTGGTGCCGATCGACACGGTCACCGAGTCCAACCTTGACTGGTGGGGCGAGCACGAGGTCACCGTCGCCGAGTACTGGTACAAGAAGGCCGAGCAGGTCGAGATCGTGCTGCTGACCGATGGCAGCGTGCACGAGGCCGCCGACCTGGCGCTGATCGAGGACGAGCTGGCGGCCCAGGGCATCACCATCCAGCGCCGCCGGGTGATCGAGCGCGACAAGGTCTACCAGTGCATCGTCTCCGGCGCGGAGATCCTCGAAGGCCCGAACGAGTGGGCCGGCAAGTTCATCCCGCTCGTGCCGTGCTGGGGCGAGCTGATCAGACTCAATGGCAAGGACCGGTTCTTCGGTGCCACGCGCTTCGCCAAGGACGCGCAGCGCATGTACAACTACGAGCGCAGCACGTTCATCGAGACGCTGGCCGACCAGCCGTACAGCCCGTTCATGGCGGACGCCGCCTCGATCGAGGGCTACGAGGCCCAGTATCAGTCGATGCGCACCAGGCGCCCGCCGGTGCTGCTGTACAAGGCCAACCCGGCCCTGCCGAACGGGGGCAAGCCGTCCCGCGAGGCGCCGCCGGCATTCCCGGCCGCGCTGGCGCAGGCCGCGGCGATCAGCAGCGACGACATCAAGGCCGCTACCGGCATCTACGACGCCAGCCTCGGCGCGCGGTCCAACGAGACCAGCGGCCGGGCGATCCTCGCGCGCCAGCGCGAGGGCGACGTCGCCAACTTCGACTACATCGACAACCTCAGCTACGCGCTGAAATACGACTTCGAGATCATCAACGACCTGATCAGTGCGGTGTACGACACCGAGCGACAGATCCGGATCGTGGGCGACGACGGGGCCGAGCGGGTGGTGGCGGTCAACCGCACTGTGGTCGACGAGCAGACCGGCCAGGTCGTGACGCTCAACGACCTGACGCAAGGCCGCTACGACGTGACCGTGACAGTGGGCCCGAGCTACACCACCCAGCGCATGGAGGCCGCCGAGGCCATGATGCAGCTGGCCAACGACCCCACGCCCATCGGCATGGTCGCCAAGTACGGCTTCATCAAGAACCTGGACGCGCCGATGCTCGAGGACGTGCGCGAGGCTGCCCGCAAGCTGCTGGTCAACCAGGGCCTGCTGGAGCCGGCCGAGGGCGAGCAGCCGCCGCCCCCGCCGCAGCCCAACCCGAAGGACGTGGCCGCCGCCGAGAAGGATGGCGCTGCCGCCCGCAAAGCCCTGGCCGAGGCCGAGGGCCAGGAGATCGAGAACATGAGCCAAGCCTTCCAGCTTGGCCTCCAGATGGGGACGGCAGGACCGCCCCTCCCGCCGGCGCCCGCCCCGAACCAGCCCCCGCAAGGGGGCTTTTTTGTGGGCGGCGCCGGCGCACATGCAGCACCCGCACCGGGCGGATTCCCGGGCCAGCCCTGACCGGGGCCTTTCGCCGTGGAGGCGCACGTGACCGACAGCACCAACGACACCAGCACCAGCACCACCGACATCAAGCCGCGCGAGCCGGTGGACAACAGCCACCTGGACGCAGGCATCGCCGCGCGTGAGGCCCGCAAGGCCGCCGCCGAGCCGCAGAAGCAGGAGGCCGCGCAGCCGGCCGCTGCCGATGCTGGCGACGACGGCCAGGACGAGCCGGCCGACACGCAGAACCAGCCCGGGGAATCGGCACACCCGGATTCGGGCAATGCGCCCGCTAAGCCCCGGAAGAAGCCCGGGGTCCACCAACGCATCGACGAGCTGACCAAGGCGAGGTACGACGCAGAACGCGAGGCCCAGTACTGGCGTGAGCAGGCGATGCGGCAGCAGCAGCAGCCGTCACAGCCCGCCCAGGCCGGCACGGAGCCCGCGCCCGCGGCGTCCCGCGCGGAGACCGACGAGCCCACGCTGGAGTCCTGCGACTTCGACGTGGCCGAGTTCAACCGCCGCCACTACCAGTGGATGCGGGAGCAGGAGAGGAAGCAGGAGCGGGCGCAGCAGCGGCAGCGCGCCCTGGCCGAACGGGTGGAGGCCTTCCGGGCCGAACACCCCGACTACGACCAGGTGGCGCTCAACCCGCAGGTCCCGATCACCAAGGCGATGGCCGAGGAAATCATCGAGACCGACAACCCGCCCGCGATTGCTTACTACCTGGGCAAGAACCCGCAGGAAGCCGCGCAGATCGCGCAGATGTCCGAGCGAGCGATGGCCCGTGCCATCGGCCGCATCGAGGCGAAGCTCAGCGCGCAGGCCGCGCCGCCACCGCCGCCCACGGCTCAGCCCAACCCCAAGACCGTGACCCGCGCCCCTGCGCCCGTCACGACGCTCTCCGGTGGCGCGCCGGCGATCACGAAGTCCCCGGACCAGATGACACAGCGCGAATACGAGCAGTGGCGCCGGGAGCAGCGTGCGGCCAAGGGCCTCCCGAACCGCTAATCCCATCCCCAAGGAACCAGGCACATGGCCAACCAGTACCTCACCACCAGCCTGATCACGCGCGAGATCCTCAGCGCGCTGCGTCAGAAGTTCACCTTCCTCAACCGCATCAACATGGAGTACAGCGACGAGTTCGCTGTCACCGGCGCGAAGATCGGCAGCACCGTCAACATCCGCGTGCCGACCAACGCCAAGGTCCGCAAGGGCCGGATCATGGACGCCGGCAACATGGTCGACAAGACCGTGCCGCTGAGCATCACCGACCAGACCGGTATCGACCTGGTGTACAGCTCGGCCGACCTGGCCCTGGACATCGACGACTTCCGCGCCCGTTATCTGGACCAGCCGCTGGCCAACCTGGCCTCGTCCATCGAGTCGATGGTCATCCAGCGCGCCCTCCCGTACGCGGCCAACTTCGTGCCCAACGCCGACGGCAAGCTGGACCTGCGCGAGGCCCTGCTGGCCAACAAGCTGCTCACCGACAACCTGGCCCCGTCCGAGCGCTTCATGCTCACCAACACCAGCGGCACGGTGCAGGTGATCGACCAGCTCAAGGGCCTGTTCAACAGCCAGAGCCAGCTCAAGCGCCAGTACGAGGAAGGCCTGATGGGCCGCGCCGCGGGCTTCGACTGGTACGAGACCGCGATCATGCCGGCGCAGGCGCTGGGCACCGCCACCGTCGGCACCGCGGCGGGCTACCTGGTCAACGGCGTGCCGACCAACGGCGCCACCACCGTGGCCGTGGACGGCGGCACCGGCACCATCCGCGCCGGCCAGCACGTCACCTTCGCCAACGTCTACGCGGTCAACCCGGCGACCAAGGAGAGCACCGGCGCCCTGCGCACTTTCGTGGTCACCGAGGACTACGCCGGTGGCGCGGGCGGCCTCAAGGTGTCCCCGGCGCTGGTGGCCGAGGGTCCGGAGAAGAACGTCACCGCGATGCCGGCCGACAACTCGGCGGTCACCATCCTGGGCGCGGCCGGCCAGACCGGCGTCAACCTGGCCTTCGCGCGCGACTTCGTCACCTTCGCGTCCGTCGACCTGCCGCTGCCGGAGAACAAGGAAGCCAGCCGCGCCACCATCGGCGGCCCCGGCGGCCTGAGCGTCCGCATGATCCGCGACTACGACACGATCAACGACCAGTTCCTGAACCGCGTGGACATCCTGTGGGGTTCGGCGGTGCTGCGTCCGGAGTTCGGCGTGGTCATCCCGAACGATCCCACCCTGTTCACCTAAGGAGAACGCCCCATGGCCCTTTCCAACGACACCCAGGCCGCTGCCGCGCAGGAAACCGCCGACGGCACCCTGGTCGGCCGCAACTCCACCAGCAAGGTTGGGTTCTACGGCACCACGCCGACGGTCCGTCCGCAGGTGGCCGCCACCCCGACCGCGCAGGGCATCGTCGATGCCCTCAAGGCGCTGGGCCTGATCACCCAGGCCGACAGCTAAGGAGCCGCCCATGAGCACCGACAAGAAGCACGCGCTGTACCTGGTCAAGGACGGCGAGAACGGCGGCACGCCGCGCCTGTTCGCCGCCGAGGACGTGGACGCGGCCAAGGCCAACGGCTGGTCCGAGCCGGACTTCCCGAAGTCCAACGGCGAGCCCTGGAACGCCGAGGAGGAACTCGACGCCCAGGACGCCGCGGCGGAGCTTGCCAAGGCCAAGCGCGAGGCCGACGAGAAGGCCGCGGCGAAGGACGCCAAGGCCGAGTCCAAGAAGAAGTAACCACCCAGGGGCCGGCGCAAGTCGGCCCCTCTCTTTTCGAGGTCCGCATGGCCAAGGTGCAGGAAATCGTTGCCCGGGCGCTCCGCCTGATCCAGGTGCAGGACGCGCGCCAGCCGGTCAAGGCAGTGGACATGCAGACCGGCATCGCCGCGCTCAACAGCATGTGCGCGCGCTGGGAGGCCAACGGCCTGGCCATCGGCTGGCGGCCCGTCGCCAACCCGTCCGACGACATGCCGTGCCCGCCGGAGGCCGAGGAAG